GTCCTCTGGGCAAACATCATTGACAGTAGTTGTAGTAATCAACTAACTCAGCGTGTAATTCTGAGACTCCTGCTGGTGTGCCACCACCAAGAGTACGAACATCTTCGTCGTGCCACTCGCCTTTACTGTCGCATATTTCATAATGCAACTGCGTTGATTCACCGCCATACCAAATGGTACGGTCGCGTGAAGTAGCTTTGGGTTGGTAGATAAACATTAATTGGAGTAAGCCACACTCAGCGTGTGGCAATGCTGAGCCTAGGGTTTGCACCTAGGCATGCCGCTTTGACGGACTCAGCTTTGGGTCGCAGTCCACATATCGTGGAATGCTTCGGCTAATGCAGCTTCATATGAGAGGTTGCATTCATCATCCTCATGCATATTGGATGCACGAGAATGTAATGTCTCAAGAACTGCCATGATTTGATCAGGGCTGACTTGATTCAAGTACATGGATATCTCCATGAGTGCAGTGCCTATCTCTGCGGGAGGCAATTGCTGTGGGAGGGTTTGCACCTCCCAACCCGCTTGTACGGATCAGCTATTGATCGTTGATACCTTTGGCATAATCACATTGGCGATGCCAATGCGAGTAGCCAGGAGTAATGTACCGATCTTCTCTTTGCTCTGATCTTCTTCTAAAGCCTTGGAAGCTTTAGAGAGTTGTTGAGCGATAGCCTTGCGAATTGACATAATGTTCCTTTGTGAATAGGTATTGATACTTGGCTTTACCTGTGGAAAACCACAGCGCCAAGCAAGCCACAGTTCTATCTGAACCGTGTCGTAGCGGAGAGCTTTCCCCAATTTCGGGCGCGATATAGATTAATATCACGTTAAAAATTGCTTCATTCTCTCCTATTTGGGATTAATTATTACAACTGAACGTAGTCAGTTATAATTTCCACACTTCTCTCCTCCTTCATTCCTCTTCTTCCAAAAATAATTCTCAGGGATACCCCCTTCCCTTTTTTTTTCTTCCCGTAATTGCACTCGGAGAGGGTGTGGGAGAAGAGTCAGGTAATTCTGTACCCTATTCGGGGGTTATATGACCCCGTTTGGGTGTACACTGATTTATTTTTAAAAATTACAATACTTACCTTGGGGTAAAAGTTGGTTTTTGTACGCTATTTACCTAAGTAGCCCAAGAATTCACACAAAAAAGCCGGGGGTAACTACCCCGGGCGATTAACACATTAGTAAAATTTATTATTCTCCCTTCTTAGCCTTGTATGCAAGCGTTGCACTCATGGCTTTTTTAAAAGATTCTTCATCGGGCAACTCATATGCCAGTTCTTTTTTGGCTGAAGTTACAAAATCACGTACTTCCAGGGAGTCTTTCCCACCACCGGCCATGTCCATGGCTTTGTTCTTGATTGCTTCCAGGGCTTCTACCCTTTTTTGGCGCGTACCTGCGTCCATTCCTGGTACTGAATGTATTATTCTTTAAATATAACGCCTCTATTTCTAAGATTTGCCAACAATAGAATGTTGACAGACAAATACTTGGCAATAAATAGATAATGTCTTATTCTCCTGGCCCTTCACGCCTAATTACAAACGAGCAACACCTTGAACTTGCGCGTCAAGCGCAGCAAGAAGAATTAAATGCGCGTAGGGCAGAAAAAGAGGGAAGTTTGCTTGATACGGTGGGCAAACTCGCTCTTGGCGCAGGAGCTGCAGTAGCAGGTGTGTATGGATTGTCTCGCTTGCGTGGTAGAAACCTTGCAACCGCTGCATCAGCCGCAGGTGCTTCTCCATCAATGGAAGAAACGGTGCGTCGCGCTGCAGCCACACCTCCTTCTTCGTTGGTTCGTCAACGCATGGGGGAGCAAATCACCCGTGAAGCCAGGGCCGAACGCATGCCTGGCGTTATTCAAACCGATTTGAATGCATTGGTAGCCGAACGTGCCGCTCGTCGCCCTGCGGAGACTGGCTATCGGTCGCAAGCCTTAGCACAGCTGGATCGCACCGCACCTCCGTCAGCTGAAGTCATTGCTGCTCGTCGCTTGGCGCAACAAGAACAACTTAGTCAAGCTGTAGCACAAGCTAGGATTCCCTATCAACTCGAACTTCCTGGTGTTGATGCGACTCTCATGGCTTTGCGGTCGCCACTGTCTCAGATCGTAGAAGAAAGTACCGGGGTTCTAGAAGCAGCTGCACCTTCGCGTCCTCTATCTGCAGCCCCTGCACAATTTAAACTTGACCTTGGCACTTTAACCGAACAGCATCAGTCCAATCAACTTGCTCGTATTAATCAAGCTGCAAATGCTACCGAAGCAGGCGCTGGTCAAATGTCAGGGCGTGTCCGTCAACAACTTCAACGCAACGAAGATTTAAATCTTAACATCATTGATCAAGTTGAAGATGCAACCGGCAGCATGGACATTGCTGCTTCTCAAACTGCAGACGGTATTCCTTTTGATCAAGCAGAAAAAGCAAGTAATTTTGCTTTGGCTCAGATGCGGAATCAACGCGAACGCCTGGCTGCAACTGGTTTAAAAGGTGGTCGCTTAGAACGTGCAATGGTTTATCCCAAAGCTGTTCAGGAAGCAGTTGAAGAAAGTATGGGTCTTAGCGCTGAAGATGCATTGACTTTCCAACGTCAAGCACCAGGAGTTGCTGGACCTAACGTTTTTGTTCAACCAGCATCTAATACAAGTCTCCGTGGAATAAGCGGTCGCCCTGAATTAGGTATATACGGTGAAGTTGCTGGCAGCACACCAACAAGAGAAGTGTGGGGTCCAGGTTCTGTTGTGACCGGCAAAGAGGTTATTACTGAGGGCGAAAATCCGGTAAGCCGTCCGCAACGTTACCGCCCAGGTATTGATCTTCCTGAAGAGCGTACACCCGAGGGTTATGTTTATACCCAAGCCGCAATGGACAAACCTACTCGTGTCCGTTATAGCGACAAACCGCTTAGGCAAGAAGTAACACCTGAGCGCCTAGAATCGGTTAGGGTATCTGAAGATATTCGTCGCCTTCAACGGGAAGGGGGTGATGTACAAGGATACCTTTCGCGTTACCTTAACAAACCAGGTGCAGTTTGATGGCTGAAGAAAAAAATAAAAAAGATAAAAAGTGGATTCAAAAAACAGATATGAAAGAAGGTGCTTTTACGGCTAAAGCAAAAAAACGTAAAATTACTACTGCTCAGTTACAAGAGAACGTTCTTTCTAATCCAGAAAAGTACGATGACAAAACGGTAAAGCAAGCTAATCTCCGTAAGACCTTGGTAGGATTACATAAGAAAAAGAAAGAGAAAAAAGCTGAGGAATAATGGCAAAAGACGCCCGGCTTGATCTAGGTCGTTACATTCAAAACCCTTTCAACAGACAAGGGCAGATTGGCAAACGTGTTGATTTTGACGACTCGTTTCGTTCAAAGCCAGACACAGGTGCCTATCCCTGGAACCCATCAAGATTTACTAGCGAAGATTTGTTAAAGCGTGGAATGTCACGCAAAACAACTTTGAATCCTGATCTCAACTTTGTTGGTAACTCACCGTTTTTTGATAGTAATGAAGAAGTCACGCCTCAGTACGAATTGTTTGAAGGCTTGGGTCGCTTTAATCGGCCTGCTGACTATGACTTTGATGAAGGACGTGCAAGAACCACACAGCGTCCGCAAGACCAACCGGATTTTAATCCGCAATGGATTGAAGCTTACAAAATCAGTCCCACATTAAATCCTGGCAAGACAGCTAAGAATCCGATGCCCAGGGTTCGAAATCCTGACCCTAACGGCTACTTGATGGCAATGGCTGAAAAACGTGCCGAAAATGAAGTGGAAGACAAGCCTTCAATTGCACAGCTCCTAGATCGCCAGGACGTTATTAAATCAGAACAAAAAAAAGCGGAAGATCGACAAGGTGAAGAAACCGCTGATGAAAACACAGTAGAAACTAATGTTTCCCCTGGTAAAACACAAGAGTAACAACACATAAAATAGATTTAACGAGATAGAAAAATGATTCAGCTTGCAGGTAAATTACTTAGTCAATTAAAAGCTGCACCACCAGTGCAACGTTTTCTTGCAGGTGGTGGTCAAGAATTAATTCAACACTCTGTGCCAGGATCAATACTTACGGGCGGTCTAACAGCACTGGCAACTGGCAATCCACTGGCAGGGCTTGCGGTCGGCGCCACCGATCTGGTTACAAGTTCGGCACTTGCTCGCGGCTTGGGGAGTAAAACAGTAACTCAAAATTTAGAAAACCTGGGGTTAGGAAAACTTGCACAGGCTCTCCCTGGTCGTACTGAAACAATTACTGCAAATGGAAAAACAATTCAACGTTATGCGCCAAGTACAATCCAGCAAGTTGCAATGGGTGTTGGGAGTATTGGTTCAGCCATTGCTTTAGAGCCTCTGTTTGCTGGTGGTTCAGAAGCACAAGAGAATCAAATGCGGTTGCAACAACTAATGGGTGAGCCGGCCGACATTGATCAAACTGTCACTTCAGATCAACAAGTATTGCAACGCCAGACAATTAATCGTATGCAGCAAGGACAACAATTGTCCCCTGGAACGCTTTACCAAACACAGGGACTTAGAACCATGCAAGACGAACCTGATCCTAACGCTGATCAATATCGTCTTAATCGGAGGCCCTACTAATGGCTCCTGAAGTTCGGATGGCAAACCCAAGCCGTATTACCAATTTTCTAAGTTCGTTAGTACCTGGACCTATTAAGCGTGGTTTTAATACTGGCGTTGACGTCATGACATCAGCTGCGCAAGCAGCAAAAGAAAAAGGTGTAGGTCAAAGCTATAGCGTGTTTTCAAGTGAGTATCCACAAGCACTTGCTCAACAAGGAGTCACAATCAGAGAAAAACCAACTGAGTTCCTTGGTGCGTATGCGGCTCGACTTTTGACAGACGTAGGAACTGATTCTTCTCGTCACGTTTATTGGCGTTACAACCATCCCATGGCATTAGCCGATGCGGTAGTGGAGAAAGTTGCAGGCAAAGCATATACCGATTTAGATCCAACTCAAAAAGCAACCATTGGCCTTGCTGTTGGTGTGCCTGTTGCAGCATCTCTTGGAACATTTGACCTTACTAATCCAGGGGAGTTGTTTAGGCCCAAGGGATATGCTCAAAGTTATGCCGAGGTTGGCTCAGAAGATCGCAGGCAAACCGATCAACCTGGCCTTGAGGTAATTGAACGCATGGTTCTTGGCCGCCAAGGTCGTCCACTTAAATATGAAACAGCTAAACAAGATATTCCAAATTTGACACCTGAAAGCTATGGACGTGTAATGCAGGACTATTACCAAGATAAAGGTGTTGGCGGTATGGGGGTGTTGAAGTTCACAGGCGAAAACATACAAGGCGTTCCCGAAGCACGTATTGTCGGTTTCCCTGTAGGGCTGCAAGCCGCTGGTGCTCTTGCTGGTGGAGCAACAGCTATGCGCCAAGCACTTAAGAATCCAGCTAGAAGCACGGCTGCTAAAGCAGGCATAACACTTGCGGGTTCATTGACTGGTGGATTAGTAGGAAACGCAATTAACCAGGTGATTGCCAAAGCTAATCGCCCAACGCTTCCAACTATTACAGAGTACGAACAAAGTATGTAGGCTGGTAAAATTAATCTATATAGAAATAATGAAACGGTAATGGCACAAGGTTTTTCGGGAATTGATTTCCAAGATTTACTTAACCAAGTCAAGGGGCAAGCTCTTGCTGGGGGGCGAAGTGTAGCAGAAGCCGCAGCCACTCCTGTTGGAACTCGGGTCACTGGGTTAGCTGCTCCTGCTGCTTATGGCGCCGGTAGTTTGATGCAGGGCAATATTATGCAAGGTGTTGGTGAATTAGGCGGTGGCTTGCTTGGCGCTAATCTGGTGGGCGGGATTGCTAGCGGGCTTGAAAAAGGAGGCACCAGAGGCAAGCTTCTTGGTGGTGCTGTTCGCCTTGCAGGCGGTCTACTTGGCGGCGGTATTGGTGGTGGTGTAGCAGGGGCTTTGGGTGGCGGTGTTGCAAACGCAGCGCAGTCTACAATTAACGCTGTTACTGGCCAACGTCGGGAAGAAGGTAAGTCTGGTTTAACCGGTGGTGGCATCGGTTTTAGTGATGATGATATTGCCAGGATTGAACAGCTTTCTAAAATTACTGGACGGGCTCAAGTTGATATTGCACGGGAAATGCTTCCTATTCAAAATCAATACCTTGACAACCAAATGCAGCGTCAGATGCAGCTCAATCAGCAGACAGGTCAGCTCACTGGTGCACTAAACCGTCAAGCTTATACTGCTCAACTTGCTGGTGGCGCACAAGGACAAGCTGGTGAAACAGTGCGTACCATGATGACAGCTCCTAATCCTTACGGTGCATCCGCTTTCCAATACAGAGGTTAATAAACATGTCTATTTATGCAGGATTTAATACACCCGCACAGTTTGAAGAATCTATTAAAGGATATTCACCTGAGGCGCAAGCCTCTTATCGTGCTGGTTTTATAAATCAACTAAAAGATAATGGCGAGTCCTTTGGTTCTTTGCTTAAAGAATTAAGGGATCCAAATTATATGAAAGAACAATTAAAAGCAAAAGCTGAGTTTGACAGGGAACAAATGAGAGCAGCAGCTCCGTATAAATTGATGTTTGATCTTCCCAACCAAATTACACAAGCATTTGCACTTCCTGGCACCATAGCCATGGAAGGTGCCAATCGTGTTGCTAATACGGTGATGAGAGGCGTTGAAGCTCTCCCTGGACCTATTGTTGTTCCTAGGCAAGCACAATACACACCAAACTCTTATTTTGGCCGCGGTTGATTTTATTTTGGAGGTTGTTTAGTGTTTAACTTTAATCCTTCCGGAGCCAGTTCTTTTTCTCCAAGTTGGGGAGCTTCTTTCAACTATAATCCTAGTAGTGGTATTACAAGTAAGTCAGGTTCAGGAGGAGGCATGGCATTTGATCCATTGACAGCAGGCCTAGGTCTTGCCAGTGCTGGCATCGGAGCCATTGCTGGTATTGGTGCTAACAGAACACAAGCAAGCATTGCTAACGCTCAGATGGCGGCGGCAGCCGACCAGATGAAATGGAATGTGCTGCACGGAAGGGATATAGCTAAGTTCGGAGAAGGCGGTAATATTGGTGCACGCGTAGCTCAAGGTACGTGGATGCCTGATCTTGAGTTTGATCGGCAAAGAGAAGCCGCAATGTTTGAGACTGGCCCCCTAGCAGAACGCAGGATGGCCACGCAGACAGAAGGTCTACGCCGTGGGTTTGGTCTAGCCAATTCAGCAGAATCACGAGAAATTTCACAACGTGAAAATCGTGAGGCTTTGAAACGGTCTTTGGCCGAAAAACAAGGTCAGATGATGGGCACGTTTGGCCGCATTGCGCCGGTTGACGTAAACACTTTATTTGTATAGGAGATAAACCATGGGCGGCTCTAAAGTTAAGTATGAAGCACCTCAAATTCCAAAAGATGATTCTTTTGAGAAGTATTTAGCGTATCAACAGCAGAAAGAAACTGCTGCTGAAGCACGTGCTGCCGCTGAAAAAGCGGAAACCAAAGCAGCTGCAGAAGCACGTAAGGCCTCTGCGGCTGCTGGTTTTGGCGGAATGCGTTCTGGAATTGAGTCGCAGCTTCGTCAAGGATTGATTAGCTATAACGATGCGACCTCCCAGTTACGTGACTATGCATCTAAATATGATCTGGCACCACCAGAACAAGATGTTTCTTTATTAACCAAGATGTATACCGAGGAGCTTCTCCCCGGTCGTCGCACCACAGGCACCAGGGCGGCTTATGAAGAACTACTTGGTCGTCAGGCTACAGAAGAAGAGCTTACCAAAGCACAAGAGCGTTTTAACCAGGGGTATTACAGTAGCGTTCAAGACCTCAAGGATTCACTTACCAAAGGCTCGGAGTATCAAGATAAGTTCAACACGAGCTATCTTGACAACTATTACGACACCATGTTTGGCAAACAGGGTACTAATGAAGCAGGCAAGAAGACTGGGCAACGTTCTTTTAAATTTGACAAGAATCTTCTGCCTACATACAGTGGTACAAATCTTTCAAGTCGTGCGCAGGTCACTACGCCTGATTTCCAAGACTCATTCACTGGTACTCCCGGAGAAATTCAAGAGCAGCTTCAGAACGTACGTGATACCCGCCAGTATTTGTACAGCGCCGGTTTAACCAATCTCCAAGGGGAGATTGACAAAGAAACCCAGAAGCTTAAAAATGAAGGCGGAAAAGAAATTGCTAAGATTTCTTCTCAAGGCGATCTGTATAAGCAGCTTGTGGGCGCATTCAGTTTTTAAAGAATGTGCTTGATATAATTATTTTAGTGAACTGTTTAACCAATGACTAGTACGCCAACGGGTCAGTCCGCAACTGACGACTATTTCGATATCAATAAGTTTGAAGAGCTTTTAAATCGTCTTGAGTCCTCCAAGGGGCGTCAACAACGTCAAAAGTCTCTAGAAGGACGTCGCGATATTTTCGCAGGTGGCCTTGCTTCTATGATGAGCAACTTCTGATCCTTTCTTATAGAGTTAACACGCTATGACTAGCACGCCAACAGGTCAGTCCGGTACTGACGACTATTTTGACATTAATAAGTTCGAGCAGCTTCTGGCTCGCCTAGAGTCTTCTAAAGGACGTCAACAGCGTCAGAAGTCTCTCGAGGGACGCCGCGACGTGTTCGCTGGTGGCCTTGCTTCCATGATGAGCAACTTCTGATTTTTTCTTGTAGGATTGATACGCCATGACCAGCAGTGTTCCAGCAGGGCAAATCGATGCCGATGACTGGTTTGATTTAGATAAGTACCGGCAAGCTGCTGGTGTGGCCTACGATTTTTCCAAGCAAAAAATGGAGACGGCTGGTGCACAAGAACGTGAAACCATCGGTAAAGGTGCAGCCGAATCCCGTGCCTCCGCTGAACAACAGCAGGAGTTCAAGCAGAAAGACGAGTCTAGAGACTACGGTCAGGCCCAACGAGCTTATCGATATTGAGTTATTTGATGGGTGGGTAGACAACCTTGATGCGTCTACCCAAGAATCATTCTGCGCATTTTGCGGAGATAATTACTCAGTAGTTGAAATTTATCTATACTCTAGATTCCTTGGTTACAGGGGAAGTATTACTGCGTGTGACCTCTGGGTCAAAGACCACTATAAAAAACCGGATCACCGGAAAAAACTCCTGTACGAAATCGACGAGATGCAGGAAGATATCCGAAAGTTGCGTGAGGACATTGAAAACATGTCCGTTAAACGTGATGCGGGAGTTGCACGTATTGCATCGATGCAAAAAGAATTACGTGGGACCATTGCTCAGGTAGAACAATTTACAGGTAATAAAGATCGCAAAGGTTTGTTGATGGCCGGTGCTGACCGTGCCATTCGTGAGCTTATGTTTATTTTTAAAGATGATCCTATCGAAAGTCCCTTAGAAGAAGCGGCGATGAGTGTATGGGCCCGCATGCAACTTGAAGAATAAATACCCTTAGAATACATTTAAACAAAACACTTATATTCATGGGTGCTCAACAAGGCGGTAGCCTAGATCCTCGCCAACGCCAATTAGCGCGTGAAGGCATGGAGATGCGCCGCAATCGTATGCGGGATCAGGCTCCACAAGCAGGTGGCAGTGCAGAAGAGCAAGCCCCTGGCTTCCCTGGTATGGGTATGGACCCGACTCGTTTGCAGATGCAAGAGCGCAGTGCAGCAGGAATGGATCAAACCACCGCCCTGGAGCGCCAAGCTCCACAGTTTGCACCAGGTATTACATTTGGACCTGGTCGTGCAAATCGTATGCCAGACCAAGGCAGCCCTGAGTATGAACAACTTGCCGCTCGCATGCGTGGTCTTCGTGGACGTGGTAACCGCTAATGGCTAAAGGTAAGATGCCCCCTCAGCTTCTCGAGTATCTCAAGAAGAAAGAAGCTAAAAAAGAAGACGGCACTGAGATGTCGGATAAAGAAAAGCGTAAAGCGGCTCTCGATAAAGCCCGCAAGTACAAAGACCAGAAAAAACAAAAGGAAAGTAAATAGGATAGTATTCAGTAGTATCTGAATAACTGTTGTGCCTTCTTACCAGCACCTTGCATACCGACGTAACGCAAAGGCTGCTGCACGCAACCAACAAATCAGAGTACCTAAAAACCTAGATCTTCTCCAACGTGCAAGGGAAGATTTTGGATTCTTTTGTGACTATGTAGCTGATAAACCTCCTGCTCAACATCACCAGGACTGGAATCGTCACTTTGTCACTAACGAAAACAGTAGTTGCCTGTTGCGTATTGCTGGACCAAACATCGACCTACTTGCTCCCCGTGGTTCCGCAAAATCAACAGTCTTAGGTTTGCTTACTGCGTGGGCAATCGGCATTCACACACAAGCAAAGCTTCCACTTCAAATTCTTTACTTGTCCTATACGGTTGATATTGCGCGTTCCAAGTCAGCAACCATTAAACGAATTATTGAAAGCAAACGGTTTCAGGAGGTTTTTCCAACTGTACGTCTTCTTAAAAACGTAACTAGTAACGAGTACTGGTCTATTGATCATAAATTTGCAGGCATTGAGGTTACTGGTGACGAACAATTTACTCTTTGCGCTGCGGGCCTTAAAGGTTCCGTGACCTCCAAGCGCTCACACCTGGTAATGATTGATGACGCTATTAAATCTGCAGCGGATATTTCAAATCCTGACATTCGTAAAACAATGCAGGAAAACTGGAACGCAGTGATTTCGCCAACGATGTTCGAAGGTGCACGAGCAATCTGTCTTGGGACACGATTTAGACATGATGATATTCACGCCACCACTTTCAACGAACAAAACAACTGGACGCAAATTGTTCTTTCTGCAATTATCAATGATCCCAAAACAGGTGAAGAAGAATCGTATTGGCCTGAAATGTGGTCCTTGGATTACCTAAAAGAAAAGAAGCGACAAGCGCCTATTGCTTTTTCGTTCCAGTACATGAATCAAATCGTTAGGCAGAACGAGCTTTCCCTGGCACCAGAACTTATTGTCAAAGCTGAAATTGCAACAGAGTTTGACACGCTAGGAATTGGTGTTGACCTATCAGCTGGCATCAAGGAAAAGAATGACTACACCGTCATGATCCTTGGCGGACGTATTGGAGATCGCATACATATCATTGATTACCGCCGAATTCGCGTCATGGGAAATCTTGAAAAACTTGACGCAATGAAAGAATTGCTTAATGATTGGTCAATTATTTCAAAAGATCAAAACGATAATTACTTTCCTACCTATTCAACGTGTGACATTTGGTCAGAAGCTGTGCAGTACCAAGCCTCTCTAGAAGCTGATTTCAAGAGGGTGTGCCTCAATAACGAAGGTCTCTACAATTTGATTTGGCACCCAGTCAAAGGGTTCCGAGCAGACAAGCTGGCACGGTTCCGGGGCATCATGGGTATGTTTGAAGATCGAAAGATTATTTTTAATCGTTTCAGAAACTTCACTAATCTCTTCGAGGAACTCACAAATTTCGGCGTAAGTGGTCATGATGACTGCGTTGACGCGTTGGTGTGGCTAGTTACAGGTTTAGCACGAAAAGGTCAGCTTCACCTTGATTACTGACCTTAAAATAATAGAAAGGAGGATTTAATTTAGTGGGACCCGAAGTACTAGGAATTGCTCTGACAGCAGTAGTTTCAGCTGTTACAGGCGGCTCGTGGGTGGCCAATAAATTGATGACTCGTCATCACGAACGCATTGCGAACCTGTACAAAAGGTTGGATCACGTAGAGAATCAAGTGGAAAGGTTACCACTTGAATACGTTTTAAAAACGGATTTTTTAAGAGAAATTCAAGTAATGCATGATAATTTCAAACAAATTAACAATAAGCTTGATAAGCTTATGGAAAAGCTTTTTGAACGATGAGTTACATCCTTGAGGTTGAAGAAGACGAAAACGGTGAGCCCTTTATCACGCTCCCTGAAGAAGTACTTGAAGATCTTGGGTGGGAAGCAGGGGATGTTCTTAACTGGGACGTCAAGGGTAATGGGATTATTCTTACAAAAGTAAACGATCCCGCTGGGTTTGAAATCATAGAAGAGTAGAATACACAAATACAGGAAGCGTAGACATGTATTACTCAGGAACGACTAACGTACCAGGAGCACCCGGTAATCTTTTGGCCGGTGGTTTTTCTTTACGTGATTTATTACCAAATGCTCAATCAGATATTCCTACTCGAACCAATAGTCCGTATATCAAACCAGGATCCAAACCGTCTTTAAAGCAGTTGTTTCCACCAAGGCCGGGGACTTTTGGCGCGGATCCGACCGATTCTTTTGAACGTAAAATTCCTGCTGCTAACACTGCTTTTTTAAACATCCCTGGGGCTCCAGGAAACGTAGAAGATCTTTTAGCGGGTGGTTTTAACCACGTGATTCAACAAGGACCTGGCGCGTTGGGTGGGCGCTCTGAGGAACAGATTCGTCGCTTGCAACAGAGTCTTCCTGAAAATCAACAACTTCTTGAAGAGTTTGAACGCCGGGGTATTACGCCAGGTGGTGGTCCCAAGTTACCTTTAGCTGGAACTAGCAATCTTTCTGGTGCCATTGCAAACCTGCTTCCAGGGGCACCTGGTAATAATGCTGGTTTCTATGGTGGTCCACAAATGGGCCAGGCTCCTGCAGGCTTCCAATCTAAAACTGTTTACTGATGAAAACAAAAAAGCTGGTTAAAAAAGCATTGAAAAAGCCTGGGCTTTATAGCTCAGCTGAACTTGCGTATTTTAAAACTTGGCTTTGTCTCCATAAAAAGTCCAAGACTGCTAAGATCAAGAAAGCTAAATAGGCAAATAGTTAATGGCTGTAGACGCGAAAGCCAGACTTAAAGAAATTGTTGACTCCTACCTGGAAAAGGATGGTGGGGCGGCAATTGATACGGGCATTGTCGCGTCACACCTGGCACAGATGAAATTGTTTGGCATCCGTCAGGGTGTTGAATTTTTTCCTGCGCAAGATAACTTTGGCAATCAACGCAAAGATTTTATTGAACGCGTTATCAAATACAATCAAATTGATACACGCTTAGATTCGCTCTGGGATTATTTCCTTTGTGATGGCCAAGGTCTTTTTTATATCCGCCCCACCGAAAACAACTATCGTCTTTATTATTTCCGTAAGCACGAGTATCGCAGTTTTTACAACGTTGACGGCGAGCTAGACGAAGTTGTAATCATCTATAGCTACAAAGTCCGTCAGGGCTTTGGCTATCAGCAAGACATCGAGACTACCAACTTAGGTGGACAAGCTTCCATGGGACGTGGCGGTGCAAAGCGCTATATCCGTCTTTCTATTAAACGTAAAACAATTGAAGAAACTCACTCCGAGGGTGAGCTTTCATTTGACACCAATTACCAGGTAATGACTGGTAAAACTAAAACGTTTAAAAATACGCTCGGCTTTATTCCTTGCGTTGAAATTTTTAACAACCCCAAGGGTTTCTCTACGGAAGGAGTTGGAGAGTTTGACGCACTAGCCAATCACATTTGTACGCATGACGACATGGTTCGTAACATGCGGAAGAACGTCCAGTTCTTTGGTAATCCAACACTCTTGTCTTCTCGTCCCAAGACAGACCTAATGGAGTCTGGTGGGGATGCTGTGGT